ACGATGCCGATCTCGGCTCCGCTCCCGATGGCCATTACTGCACCTCGTAGATTTCGTCGCCGTTCTGCATGAACTTGATGATCATCTCGAGGTCGCTGATCCGACGACGTGCGGCATCCCGCTCTGCGCGGGCTTTCCAAATGTCATCAAGCATCTCCATCGAGTTCTCCCAGATGATGCGGTCACCGGCATGATTCAGTTTGTCAACCATTACGCGCTACGTCCCAATCTGCGCGATGCAATTCATCAAACTGGGTCAAATATCTCCGACCCAATACCCACCATGCGCGATTACGCATCAAATAAGCCAGTTCTTTCCATTCCCGCAACCGTTCAATCTCATTTCGCAAATCAGCAAACTGGTCATAATGACGACCAACGCAACGAGCCTGAAGATTCAAGTCCTTGCGTAGTTCTTCAATCTGAAAAGCGGCTTCATTAGCGTTTCTGCAATCGGCGCATTTATCGCCCTCGTAGTAGCAAAAATGTTTTGCCACTTGTTCCCGCAGTCGGGTCACAATGTCATCACTCACCAGTAATCACCTTCGCAAATTTGGGGTCACGAGACATCAACTGGTCAACGTAAGCATCTTTCGCCTCTTTCGGAACCCATTCATCAAGGATGATCGAAGCAATCTTGCGCCAATGATCGCGGTCATTCGCCATCTCGGCGTATGCCGGACAGTCCTGGCAGGTGTACGGGACACCGCTCCTAAAAGGTCGCCACTTCATCAGTAACCAGCCTCCTTCAACAAATCAACCCACCACGACACCGGCATCACGGCGTACCAATCACCCACTTGCAGAGTACCCCTGCGCTTGATGACAGCCACACCAGTCTCAGCGTTGGCATTGTTCACTTCCTCCTTCAACTCCGAGATGAACTCGGCCAACGTGATCTTTGCGTGATCCTTCACCTCGATGACCACGCCAGGAATCCCCGTGATGTCACCCTTGTCCAATGCCCCGTGCAAAGCACGACGCTCCGCATACGGAAAACCGTTCTGGCGCAGGAACTCCACGACACCAGACTCGGCCCGCGTCCCCTTAGCCCTCTGTTTGCTCACCCATTTCCTCCTTCCTCATGGCGAGATACTCGCAACCATTGAAATGTCCGGTCATGGACGACAGCACCAGCACACCGCAGGCGCAGAGCGTAATCGGAATCGCACCTTTGTCGGTGGTCAACCGAAACGAAACAACCTGATCAAGCTGCATCACGGTTCTTCTCCGCATCCTCGTACGACACGATGGCGTAGAACCAGCCTTCACGGTCCTCGATGTGCAGGTTGTAGAACCTTTCGGCCACAGCCTGCCATTTTTTCCGCTGGGCAGTCTCTTCACGCAACTGTTCGGTCAGCGAGTCAATAGCCCGCTGCGCGTCCCGTGCGTAATACTCCCAAATCTCGTCAGCCACGATCAGCCCCTTTCTGCTCGCACCGGTGGCAACCATGTCGCCCACGGATCGGGACGGGTTGCAACGTCCACTTGGACAATCTCGCCATCCTCCAAATAGATCGAGACGAGAATCTGCGAATCATCGCCCTGCGTCACGACGTATGGTTTGTACTCCTCGGTCATCGCTTCCCCTTCTTGTTGTTGTACTTGTGGATCCACCATCCGATGATCAGCACACCAGCCATGACGACGTAGCCGGTGAGCATCCACGACATTGCCCCTTCGATAGTCATTAGACCTTGCCCTCCTGTACCTGCTGAACCGCCTGCTTCAACAGCCGACGAAACAGCGACGACCGCGAACAGTCGTAGGCTTTGCAGAGAAGATCCATCTCAACCTCTTGGCTGGGATCGATGCGGAATGACACCATTTTGGACGACGGCTGCTGACCGGTCGGGTCAACCGTTCTGCGATTCGGCATGACTAACCCCGCTGTGCTTTGAGAGTCTTGAACGCTTCACGCAATGCCGCGAGGTCAAACTCGTAGATCGGTTCGTCCCAGTCACGACCCGCCAGCTTTGCCATTTCACGAACGTCAATGGCATTCTTGCCACACGCCTCGAGCAACTGCTGACGCTGCTGGGCCGTGATCTCAACCAGCCCGTCCTGATTCTCGGCAGGCTTCTGCTCGGGGACATTGTTCGGGGCAGCCGTCGGGTTCTTGACAGCCGTGCCAACCTTCTTCTGCGTAGGGGCAGCAGGCTTTGGGACTGCCGGTGCGTGATCGACATCGTCCCATTCCTGCTTCGTCCACAGCGCGAGACAGACACCGAAACGCATGGCCGCGTTGCGAATGAAATCGCTGACCAGTTCTTTCAGCAGATCGCCCTTGTTGTGCTGCACCGACCCGATGCCGAGACGACGAACACCGTGGATCGTCATCCAGCCAGCCATGTGAGCCATGCCGTTCTCGACGCGGTACGCGGGCAGACCCTGGTCATCGAACGCGACCGGCTCCCACGTCCAGTTCTCATCGATCTCGATGAGCATCTTCGTCACATCGGCGTGGCCGACAAAATCGAGCGTCGTTCCACCCTTGGGCAACTTGCCGACGATCTTCGGATCCGGCACACCATACTTCGCCAGGACATCGCCCAGCCCAACCTTTTTCTCACTCATGCCTTGTCCCCTTTCAGGATCAATGTTCTGCTGATGGATTCCTTCGTGTATTGCGCGGCAACGTCGGGGTTCTCGTCAACGAAACGCTTCTGATCGAACCGCTTGGTTGTCTTACCTTTCCACGTTGCGACCGTCACCCCGTTGAGGGTGGCGACTTCAGCGGTGCCGATCAACTCGCACAGCTCCGCTTTCAACTTGTCCTCAAGTTCGCCGTACGACTTGAGTTCGCTCTTGACGTGCTTCAACTGAGCGAGCAGTTCTGCTGCCTCGGTCGGCAGTTCTCGAGTCTCGGAAGGTTCAGGCTCGGGAAACCGTTGCGTCACCGTCTCGTACGTCCACGTCACGCCGGTTGGGGTCATACCCAGCTCGATACTGTTCAGCCACGACTCGCAGGCCGCGATGTGTTCAGCCTTCTCAGCCTCGGTCACTTCCTGCTTGTGCAGGAACAACTGCATCGAAGAATCAAACACCGCCCACAAGATCTCGTCCACGTCGGCGCAGATCGCTTGGTGGATACCCTGAAACTTCCAGTAGTCGGGCAGTTCGCCTTCCCACGGCTTGTTGCGTGACTTGATCTCGACCACCTTGCGGATGTCGCCGTCCTCGTAGAACAGGTCAAGCGTGGCGATGAGCCTCGCACCGTTGTCGGTGTCGAAGCAGAACATCTCTTTCGGCTCTTCGTATTCCACGCCGGTGCGTTCGATCACCCAACGTGCGATGACCGGCTCCAGATCGGTGCCGCGCTGCATGGCCCACGTTGCCTTCTGTGGCAGCGGTGGCACACCCGCGAGCATCTCAGCTGCATAGGCATCCTTCGGCACGAACGGGTGCTTGTCGTAGATCGCTGCACATGGCGATGCGCTGATACGCAGGTTGTGTTCTGCGTCCCAGTAACGATCCTCGAGCCACCCCTGCGAGCCGTGTGGCTGCTTGGCGATGCGGTATCTCTTGCTTCCCATTTCCCCTTCTCCTTTGTTAGGTGTATGACGTTACACGGTGAACATACCCGAAGGGTGTCAGACAGACAACCTCTTCGTGAATGCCTCCATGAATTGGATGTGCCTCACCATCCCTTTCGGAATGTGCAAGACGTGATCAAAGTCTAGGTCGGGGGTGTAACTCTGAGCGAGCGTGATGTGTTCAGGCTTGCCACCACGCTCCGTATCAATAACGAAGCCACACGACTGAACCAAGTATTCGGACTTGTCGTCCGCGTCCAATTCAGCCCAATGCTCTGCGCCGGAATGGGCATCAGCCCACACCACCACGACCGTCGGATACCCCTCTGACTCTGTCATACCGCCACCCTAACAGAGGGGTGTCACGCGATCTGTTTATTACGGATTCGTGACAGCAGTTCCTTTTCAACCGCCTCAACTGCCTTGATCAGTTCGTCCTGCTCGGGGCCATGTGCCACAACGCGAGACAGGTATTTGTGTATTACAGAAAGTGTTTGTGCCGTCATAGGGATCGGCAACCTAGCACCCTGAAACGTACTAAATCTCGCCCTTGAGGTGGTCGTCAATGTGGTTGTCAAGCTTGGTTTCGATCCGGTTCAGCGAGTCCGCAACGACCGCATGATCGTCACGGTTTTCTTTTCGCATCCCCTGCACAAGGGCCGCCAAGACCGTGCCGACACCCGCTATGACTGCCACGATGATCCCCTCGCTCATTCCCAGCGAACTCCAGATCCGTAGCGTTCCCGAGCGTCACGAACAAGGTACGCAGCAGCAGCAACACAGCCAAGCAAAAGACCACCAGCAGCAAGAGCAAGACGACGAG